GCCTCTGGTATGCTTCCCTGCTTGATGATTGCGGAAACCGTAACCCTACAAGGCAGGACGATGCTAGAAAAAACCAAGCAGTTTGTGGAGAATGTGACTGTGGACTATTTACAAAAAATCTGCAACTTTAATGTTCCGTGCCTGCCGCTGCACCCAAATCCCAAGTTTAGGGTG